TCTAGCTCATTATCTTCAAATACATACTTATATACCATTTCAAGCTTATCTAGCTTAAATTGCTTGATTACAAGCTTTAAAACGACTTTGGCTATTTTATCAACCATCTAACTCCCTTCCACATTCTTTGCAACTTTTCTTGTTTGCTTCATTTATTTTAATCATAGTGTCTAACATTGCTTTTGTCGCTTTAAGTTCCATTAATGCTACCTTTTGCGCGTCTATTAATTTAATAATAATTGCCTCTAATCTGCCAAAACTTTCGTCAAGTTCTTGCATTAATGTATCTTGTATAAACTTATTCTGTTTCCATATAAAGAAACCGAACGCTATTGCTACAGCTATGGGTACTCCATACTGCTCTATTATTTGCAGCATCTCCATTAGTTATAAAAGTATATTTTTTTAAAAAGATATAGAATGCATACAACAGCTACAACAGAAATCATATCAGTAGCATGATTGCCACTATCACTTTCTATAGTAACAAATGGAGTCTCTATTTTAAAAGACTCCAGTTTTTGTGTGTTATGCGCTATACTATCTATCATTTTTTCTTACCTTTAATAAGCTCACCCCATAATGAAGCTTGCCCATTTATTATCTGTACTATGTGTACAGTAAAATTACCCTTAGCGTAAAAATCAATTACTCCAAAAGCATGTGCCCATTTATGCTGTCTACCACCTAGCCACTTGTTTTTATCACCAGACATATCTTTAAGACATCCTAATGACCATGCAGACTTAGGCCCATCCATATGTGTAACAGAATCTTGTTGCAAACTATGGTGATGCCCATACATAATATTACACCCAAGTTTTTTTAAGTGATTAGATGCATGATATTGACCACCAAAATGGTGACCATGATAAAAAAACATTTTACCTATTTTAAGGTAATCTCCTGGCTTATGGTATATGTACCCACGCTCATCTGCTTTTATTGCATTTTTAAAGCCATATCGGCTTAAATAAGGGTATTCAGATACAAAGTGGTCTAACCATTCATCATGATTACCAGCAGTTACATGTCTTTTTTTACATCCTGCTTTATCTAAAGAGCTATCCATTAAATCTAAAAATTTATTAACAGACTTTATTTCTTCTTCTACTTTTGGTATGATATATTCAACTGGAGGTTTTTTCTTTCTTTTCCATTGCCAATGAGATACGCTACCCCATTCGCCAAGGTCACCTAAGTCAATGTATACATCAGGCTTAATAATTTCAATAGCCTGTCTTACTACGCTAGTAGCAAGAACATCATGTAGAGGAACATGTTTGTCTGGTGTGACAACTACACGTTTTACAACGCCTCTATCTTTACTCATTTATTCTCCTACGAGAACTCTGAACGCTCTAAAAAGCCCCAATCTTCTGGATTTGTAAATGTATCTTCAACTTGTTTAAGCATTTTCTCTGTTCTCTTTATGCTAAATCTTCTTAGCAGATTCCCACATTCAAGACAGCCCCATATAATGGGGCCGTCATATGCACCTAAGATTTCTATGCCTCTCATTGAATGGCTTTTACATTCAGGGCATTTCTTAGGTCTATTTCTAAAAGCATTATATTTTTCATTAATGCCTACATCGCATAGGATGTCACCAGTATGTGATTCAATCATATCCTCAAATACTATCATCCTATCTTTCATTACTTATCAGACCTTAAGCCTTTAATGAGGCCTCTTACGGCACCTCCCATAAAGTTATCTACAAGGTCAATAAACCATGGCTCTATTGTTGAGTTCCAAAGTCCTTTTGTAACTTTCCACTTACCAAGGCCTAAAGTCATTGCTTTACCTAAAGTTTCAAAAGTTGTTTCTACAACAGAACAAATATGTTCATTAGGAACTTTTTTTAGTACCCACAATGCTATTCCAGCAGCACCTCCGCCAGTCATTAAGCCTGCGTTACCTGTTAAAAATGTCATAAAACTAGATTCCATAACTTCTCCTGTTTAATTAATATAATTTACTACGCTGTTCCCCATATTTCAATAAGAAATTTACCAGCAGTATATTCTGTATCTGTTGCGTTTTCTCCTGTAATAAGATATAAATAGTTATCTGCAGTTATTACAGTACCAAATGTTTTTGTCATTCCAGCTGTCCATGCTTCTGCATTTGTAATTAAAGCAGTTGATGAAGTTAAAGCAGCAGCTTCTGCATGAGTAGATTCATTATCAAAATGTAAATCAATATCATCTATTGATGAATGTCCAGCAGGGGCTTCAATACAAGTCATTCGCCCACCTACAATTGTTCCACAAACAGCTGTTGTTATTTGCCCTATGTGGCAATTTGATGTTCCGCCATCTTTGCCAATTACTTTTGCATCTCCATTAGCACGTAATGTTTGAACATCTAAATATATGCTAGTCTTAATAATATCGCCACATCTTTCAACCCAACTTTTATATGTTTCTCCTGTTGCAGAGGTGATTCCACTTCCTGCTGTTAATCCTGTATTACCATTTAACAATACTTTGCCTGCAAATGTTGTAGGTGGAGTTATAGCTATAGTATTACTTATCATTGAAACATACAAAGAATCTTCATCTCTAATTTCTAAGCCATCTGATTCTGTAAACAATATGTCTCTAGCTCCAGTAAAGGTTAAATTACCAGTAATAGTAGTATTTCCGCCAACAGCTAATGTAGAGTCTAATGTCAATGCATTTGTTATATTTCCACCAGATATAGTTAAATTTCCTTTTATAGTAGCATTGCCGTTTGTATCTAACTCAAAATCATTTGCAGCTTCAAATGCACCATCAGTATTTATAGCAAATACATCCTGGTCATCATCAATACCTATTATGCTTTTTAATGTAGTATGTCCAAATGTAATAGACCTATCTGTTCCATCTGCATCAGCTCCTACTACTACATTCGCATTAGCTGTAAGTAAACCTGTAGTAGTTACAGTGCTATCGCATGTAATAGCATTTGTTATATTGCCTCCTGTAATAGTTAAATCTCCCGCTACAGTAACATTTGCCCCAGCCATTGTAATTGCTGTAGCGCTGCTTGATTTTATATCATTACCAGTTACTGTTAAATCACCAGCAACAGCAACATCTCCCGTAGTGTCTGTAGTTGTTATTGATGCGGTTCCATTTTGACTATATATAATATTATTGCCAAGCTTTATTCCTAAACTAGCTGTAATTAAACCACTTAAAGTCATTGGACTTGCAAGTGTAGTTATTTCTGTGTCTACATCACTTCCATTAGTATAATATAGTTTATTGTTTGTTTCTTTTGTAAAAATAAGATTTTTATAAGTATCTGATATTACATTAGCTGATAATGTTCCCATTATTACTCCTAAGTTGTTGTGTTGCCATCATCACGAAACCAGCGTGATATATTATCTTTATTAAATTTTTCAGATATTTCATTAAATTTCACTCCAGTCATTTGCGCTACGTTAAATGCCCCTGGAGTACTTTTTTTATTAGCTAAAGTATCATCTAAACCAGTATTAGATATTGCTGAACCTTGACCTTGCTTATTAGTATCTGCAGGTTCAACAGAATTATTACCCTTAAATGATTGCCTAGTAAATGCCATTAAAAATCCTGAGGTGCAATAACACCAGTTTGTATATAATTACTTCTTGCAAATTTCTTTCCTTGCTTGACTACTTTTTCATACTCCATATCAAAGTATTGAGCTATGTTAATATCCATAGCTGGTGGAGTCTTATATCCCATTGCAATTACTTTAAATACTAATGCTTCATGAAATTGAGGAGGTATATGCCCTAATGGACCAGCAGTAGTAGATTCAAAATCTGTTTCTTTTATTGCTTCACCAGTATTAAAATGGTCAGCTTTACATATGCTATTAATCCTAATAGGCTTAGTCTCTGATATAGTTTGATAGTTTGTTGTTGCACCATCAACTGTAGTAGAGCCTTTCTTTTCAATTATAGCTAACCTATCATTGTCTACAAAATAATATCTTTCTGGATTAGTATACATTACATCTCCTCTGTAGTTGTATCGTCTATAATAGGTTTGCCAGTCATTCTTGGTATTCTTACATTATTAAGATATACTTCTCGTATTGTAAGTATCTCATCTGGCAATGTATAGTACCTTTTACTCGCTGTTGTTGAGTCAGGGTCTACATCACTACCTAAACTAAAACTATGTTTAATAAGCTCTGTTTTAGCGCAAAAATCATCAGATGCTCTATTGAGTAGTAATCTAATCTCATTATCAGCCATATTAGGATGATGTTGTCTAACTAATTCTATCATTTCATTTAATGTCATTTCCATCTCCTACTAGTTGAAAAGGAAGTCCTAATCTTTGTAATTCTTCTTGAATCATTTTATCTATAGTAGCTATCTGACCTTGAGTTAAAGCAAACAATTCATTGTCTTCTTCTTCCTGAACAGCTTCACTTACCTTAGCTTGCAACAGATAAGAACATGCTTTTAATATTCCTAAGTTTAAAGCTTGTTGAGGAAAGTCAAAATCGTCGCCAGAGGTTTTCTCGGTAATATCTGTATCTGTTAAATAAACATATCTATATATTGCAATAGTTCCACTATCAGGTCTTACAACCATTGTTCCATTAGGTTCAAAGCTGTATATAGGGTTTTTATAATTACCAGCGTTATAATAAATACTAGTAGGGTCACCTTCTCCTCTTTTTAATAAATCTAAAGAAACTTCTTTAGCTACCCTATCAGTACCACCACTATCTTCTCTAGTTACTAAAATAATTTTAGAATTTGCTACATCTGTTGTTTCTACTGTAGATGCTTGTATCAAAGCACTTCTCCACAATTCAGATTCTGATGGAATTAAATCAGCAGCATGATTAAAACCAGAATTGATTAAGTCTTTGTAGCCTTCTATTGAAATAACCTCATCGCCTACAAGGTCTTTTATTCTTGTTATTATACTACTCGCCATCTTTTACTTCTTCCTCAACAGATTCATTATCAAGAGATTCGAGTATCTCTATTGCGCCTAAAATTTTAAACTTAAGTTGCGTAAACTCTTCTAGCTTAACATTTACTTGTTGCAAATCTAATTTTAATTTAGCTATTTTATCTTCCATGCTATTTTTTGACCTCGTTTTTAATCTTTAATATCATATATATTAATGTTGCTATTGCAGTCAATGCACTTAATATTGGCGGTATAACTTGCATCCAAGTTACCATAGTTCCACTAATACCTACAACAGATGTTTTTAATGTATCTATCATACTATTCACCTGTAAATGTTGAGCTACTTGCTAATGTCTGAGCTTCAGATTTAGTTAATACACTAAAGTTTGGATATGCAACGCCTGAACCTAGTGCTATTAATTCTGATAATACACCATCTTTCATAGACCATTCACCTTTAATAATACAATATGCATCATCATGTGAATATCGTGGAGCACCTACCTTACCTGAAAAAATTACATCATGCCATGTAGGAGATGCTTTATAATTAACTGTTTCAGTGCCATCACTATTTTCAGTAATTGATTCTACTATTGGATATAGTGCTTTAATTTTAGTCCCAACAGCACTATCATATGCACTGCTAGGTAAACAAAAATACATTTCATAATGTGCCATTATCTATGACTCCTTTTACCTGCGTTATAAATTCTTAATATATCTCTTGCTGTTAATGTTTTATTATAAAATAATAAATCATCTATTTCACCTGGGAATGTGCCTCCATTACTACCTGGACCAGTTCCAGCTGTATTCATATCATTTCCAATTAGCATTGGATTATTACCTGCTTGTATTGCTCTATCAGTAGCAGTTGCTTGATTGTCATCAACTTCTTTACCTTCTTTACCTATTATAATTCCATTTATAAATGAATAAAAAGGAGCTCTATTTGTTATATTAGTAGCACCATTAGAAGTATGGTCTCCTGTTGATGAGGTTTGTGACTCTTCCCTATCATGGTCAAACGTAACAGCATAATGAATCCATTCATTTTCAAAATTAGAACCTGTAGAGCCATCTGAATATTGATTAATACCTACACCCCCCATTGAATTTTGAGTACCATTCCATTCTCCGTCAGTTCCAAATGAATGAGGGTTAGTAACAGTTGCATTATCTAGATTATCCAAATCAAAATCAGTATATATAGAATCTTGAGAAGAAGAACCCCAATTTACATATGTATAAATTATATTATTTTGATTTATTTGTACCCTAAGTCCTCTGTTAGCATTAGTTAAAGAATCATCAAAAACTCTAACAGCTCCAGAAGTCATAATATCACTTAATTTTGTAGTAAGTTTTAACCAAACTGCAAAAGAAAAATTAGTAACAGTGCTAGTCGCACTAGGTATTGGAGCTTTAGGTACAAACACATAAGGTCCTGAATCACTACTTCCACGAACTCCACTAGACTCATCTGGTAAATTTAAACTATTAGTATTCTTTTGCCTATTCATGTAAAAACCTTGAGTGCATCTAGAAGCATCTACTCCTGCTGGTAGTAATAGAGTTTCTTCAATATTTGTAGGTGTTCCATTAAATAATGAGCCAGCATTTCCTATATCTGTCCATGTACCTAATCCATTATTCCTCCAATAATGTAAAAGATTGTTTGAGGCAGAATGTGTTCTAGCATCTAATGCTTTACCATCATTATATAATTCAATTGCTTCAGATTGAGTTAAAGTTTTATTAAAAACAGATAATTCTGTAAGTCCAAAATCAGGATTATTACTACCTGCTCCTCTATTATATATTTGAAAATTTCTTGTATCCGCTGTAGATGCTGTATGACTACTATTTAAATTTTCTGGTTCACCATTAATATACCATTGAGATTTTGTTCCACTATCACTAATTGCTACAACTGCATGATACCACTTACCTGCTGTTAATGCATTGTCAAGAGCATTAGTTTGATTTGCTGATGATTGATGTGTTTGATATTGAAGTTTCATTGTTGAACCTCCCCAATACACATAATATCCTGAAGTTTGATATGCTCCTTTACTAAATACATAAGCATTATTGTCTGATTGAGGGCAAATCCAAAATGAAAAACTATGATTTTCTGTAGTAAATTTTAAATCACTATCTCCATCAGAATAAGCTACGTGTGAAGTGCTTTTTCCATGTGGCATAGCTAACTGATTATAAGATTGTAATGCTGTTTGAGGTATATCTAGTTGTTGGTCTGCATCTGTCCATCCTGATGCTACACCTATTTCTTTAACTGTTACATTGTCAACAGTAATTAAAGCAGGGTCTGATGCATTATCATTTTCAGCAGTTTTACATACAACTAATAATTCCCCTGTAGAATTTGTAGCAATAACTTCTGAAAAATATCTTTCCTCTGTAGTTGTAATTCCACCATCATTAGGAGTACCATCAACAGCCGACACTATACAAGTAGCATCATTAGTTCCTGCAATACAAAACTTTATTTTTATATCTGTATCTGCTCCTGAAATATAATCTAAATCTGCTTCTATTCTATATATTCTTCCAGCAACTGGAGTTGTAAAATTTGCTACAGGAAGTTGTGCACCTTGAAATGTTCCATCTCCCTCAAATGTAATATGCATTTTCCCAGAAACTGTACTATTTACATCAACAGTTGTACCATTGTAAGCTGACCATTGACCAGCTTCATCAAAAACAGAATTTCTGTCATTTACTGCAGAAATCATTTCATCACCAAAAAACACAGTAGTTGCATGATGTTTGTCGTTTACAGGGTATACATATACATTGTCAATATCTATATCGCAAGATGAACCAACCCTATTAAATCTTAAATTTGCAGTATCTGTAGTATAATAAAATGTTTGAGAGCCTGATGTATCTATTTGAATAGCATTTGTTCCGCCGCTTCCTTCAATTTTAGCTGCCCCTGCTCTTGCAGTTACATCGAGTGTAATTTTATAAGTTAATCCGACCGTCAACAATCCATCTATTTTAATTTGACTTGAACCACCTGAACCTTTAATAGTCATCTTACCATTTGCCATAATTGAATCACCAGAACCATTATGTTGCCATCCTAATTCAGGTCCTGTTGAGCTTGAAGAAAGGTTTGCATCACATGTTGGATTAGTAACTAAATTATCACTCAATCCCGTATTAGCTCCATCCATTATATAAGATTGTTGCCCTCTATGTCCATCTTGCATAGAATACCAGAGTTTTAGATTAGACTCTGTAAGTGAAGTACCACTATTATTTAATGCTAAAGATTCAGGATTAAGGTAGTCATATGTTACATCAGATGCACTCCATGCTGCATCCCATAATTGCCCATCAGACATCTTTCCATCTAAAAGATTATTTCTTCCTCCTGACTCGTAAGGCCCTCCCCATCCATTAAAAAACATTTTAGTTGTAGTAAAAGCAGTTGAATCAGTAGAGGCATCTCCATCTGATATTGTATGAAATAACTCTCCATTAAGATAGAATTTTATATTTACTCCATCAGAAACTACAACCCATCTAGTCCAAGTATTTTGAATAACACTATTTAATATGCTACTAGACCTATAATACTTAGCATTTGCATCTCTAAATTCAAAATACAAAGACCCTGATGCTGACTTCATTCCAATATTTGGATGAGTAGTATTGTCTCTACCTACAATTCTAGTAGTAGTAATTCCTGTCCAATACATCCAAGCAGTCCATGTCCATTCAGAGCCATCATTAAAATAACTAGTTCCTAATATTTCAGATATATTATAATAGTCACTAACGCCATCAAACTCTAATGCTCTACCTGAATATATCTGTCCATGATTGTTGTTGCCAGAAGTATCTACTGCTCTATATTTAGTTGGTTTTAATATTTTTTGTATAGTAGCAGCCATTATGATAGTGTCCCATTGTTTGTTCCAGTAGAATCAGTAGCATCTATATCTAAATTATACCATGATACTAAACTAGTTTTTTCAGTAGTTGTTAAATCTGCATATTGTTTAAACATAATTGATTTTATTTCTGGTTGTGATAATACTCTACTCCATACTCCTACATTAGCTATATAACCTTCAAAGTCATTAGCTGTATCAAAACCATTTGAGCCTATTCTTGCATTAGTTGTTATACCAGTAATGCCATCAGTCCCAATGTCTTTAATTTGTCCTGCTACTCCATTAATATATGTTCTGCCTATATCTCCATCATAAGTCCCTACTACGTGTGCCCATTTATTTACTCCAACTAAATTTGTATCATTTGAAGGACAACCATTACCATTAATTTTTATTATCAATCTTTCTGCACTATCTAAAAATAAAGCTAGCCCAGAATTACCAGAATCCCTACCTCCAAATATCATTTTAGCATTGCCATCATCTACTGATAGTCTGACCCATGCAGATATAGTTACGTTAGCAGAATTTAATGCAAATGGTAATTGAATATAGTCATTATCTCCATCAAAATATGCAGCACCATCACTTAGTGGCTGTACTGCTCCTGCAGAATACATATGTTTCATAACCAGACCATCTGTAATGATTCCTGGGGTAATTAAACCTGTCTTTTTTAAATTATGCCCTAACCCTAGCATATTATCCTATATAAGCTACACATGAACCAGTAGCCACATCTATTTCTTTCCACCTACCATATATAGTCATTCCTGCTGGAAACACTACACTATCTACGACTTGACCACCAGAACCTTCAACAGATGTCTCAGCTCCTGCGGCTAAATCGTGTGCAGCATCATCAGTATTTACATACTTTTCTGCATCCTCTGCTATTAATCCACCAGTACTATCAAAAGTACAATCTGTTACCATAGTAATAGCAACAAATACTTGATTAAGTGGAGGATTAATTTCTTCACCACTAGCAGCAGTATATACAGAACCAGCTTGACCTAGAGGAGCCGCTGGATTTATTGGCCCTTGTTGAGCCTGAGTCTGCACTGTACCTGCATGCGTTATTTTTAAATCACTCATTTTTTCTCCATTTAAAAAATTATGCTAGGGGGCCATAAAGACCCCCTAACGATTACATCATTATGATGGGTCTTTGCCTATACCACCAACAGCACCTTCTCCTAATGGAAGGTTAATTCCATCAGAATCAAGACCAGATACAAAAAAGTACCCTTGCCAAGTAGTGTTATCTTCTGTTCCATCATTCCATATTAACCTAATCCAAGGATAATACTTGTCAGTTAAGTCAAGTTCATATTCTTGAATACCAGTTACATCTGGAGTTACATCAGCATCTAATTCTGAAATTAGTACCCAATCCTTACCATTGTAAGAACCTTGAACACCAAAATCAGAAGTTACATTTGCACCTGCAAGAGTGGTATTAAATCCAACTCTTAACTTTCTATTTTGCGCCATAACCCCTGGAATACCAGGACTAAGTAAAGCTGCATCAGTATCAGCAGGGTCAACAGTGTCTGATAATAAAGTAGCTATTCCACCATCTGATATTGATTCTTTCCAAGTACCATAAATAGCAACATCAGTAATATGATGAGTTCCATCAGTAACAGTTTCATCTATAAAACTAGTCTGAGCCATAATCTACTCCTTTCTTAAGAAAACTTAAGTAATGCATGAGTTTCAGGGAGACTAATTTCAAGACCAGCTTCAGTCATGACAACATCTTGTCTGCCATCAATTCCGTTATCTTGAACGTTAGTTTCAACGAAGGTATCTCGACTTATACCATTACCCACTAGTGGTCTGTAAGCTACATTCTTCATGTCAACAGCTACACAGAAATCTTCCCAAGGTCCTCTTAATAAAGGCTCAGCAACAAAATGTAAATTACCAAAAATAGTATTTACCATTGTTACGCTATGCCCAAAAGCACCAGGAATATTCTGCACATCTAATCTATATTGTGAAGAACCTACAGTATTATTTAAGAAAGAACCATTGCCCATCTTATTAAGATAAGTGATTACTTTTCTTGAAGCAAGAACTAGCTTATTACCAGAGTTGCCACTTTCTACTGCAAAGAAATCTTCCATTGCATCTAAGAAAGCATCGTATCCAGAAGAAGCATAGCTCATATTATATACTTTACCATTTGCTGAAGTATAAGGAATAATACCATGAGAATACCTTATTGCTGCTCCGCCACCTGCTGCTTCTTGAGCTGCAGAAGTGTAGCCTTCTCCAAATAACATTGCTTGTTCTATATCCATTTTATGTTCCATAAGTTTATCTGTCCAGATTCTTTGGAACTCATTTTTAATACCTCTATACTCAGTAGCAAGAGATGTTCCAGAAAATACATTCATGCCAGTTTTAAAAATCTGACAATAGCCTTCTCTATCATACATCTTATCTTCCCATCCAAGTGGAGTATCAGTACCTTCAGCCCATGCACTTCCAATAACAGAACCTTTATTCCCAATTGAAAAAACTGTTCCAGAAGGAATAGTTGTTCCAACAGCAGAAAGCATTTCACCTGCAATGCTTGTTCTATTATCACTTGTTTCATGAGCAATATTAGCAGCATCTGCACCTGTTGATGCGCTGCTAGTAACTAGTGCACTATTACTTACTTTTATTCTATATACATTTCCATCATCTGCTTTAAGAGCTAAAACAGCTCCAGGCACAATAAATTCACATTGACTAGCTGCAACTATTTTTCCAAACTCATCATATTTTGAGTTTATTACTAAATCATCGCCTCCAGTAAATGCTTCTCCATGTGCATTTGAATCAGATGTTGTTAATGCTACTGTAACTTCAAAGTTACGTCTTTGCCACTGATGTCTTTGCTCAAGAAACTTGAACACAGGGTCATTAGTAGCTTTTTTTGCCACTTTATTTAAATACACGAAGAAAGGACTTTGCTGAGGAGCAAGTTCGGCAACCCTATCACCAAAATCAAACTTTCTACGAGTATTATCTAAAGAGGCTGTTCCAGCACCAGTCTGTGATGCTATATTACTAAACACGGTTGCTTCACCTGCCATCGTAATATCTCTCCTTTTACTCTAATTAACTCTCTCTCAGCTGTCGTGGGACCTTCGAGTAGAGTTGGTTACCACGGATTTTTACTATTAAAATCCGATATTAAACTATCCATAATCTTATCAGAGTCATTCCTTGCGTCATTCCCGCCACCTTGACCTGTCTGAACGCCCATCGGAGATGGTATCTGTTGAGCTCTTTGTGTCTGTTGGAACTCAGGACTTGGTCCAGCATTAGCTTGTGGTTGGCCTTGGCCTTTCTGCAATCTATATAACTGTACAAGATTATCTAAACTAAGTGAATTAGGGTCTGACATCTGTTGGATAAACTCTTGAGCATCAGAATCATTAAATCCATAATGACCTTGAAGATGAGTATTGACATCAGCCATTTGCTGCTGTTGAGCTGCATGCGCCTGCTGTCTTTGTATTTCATCTTGCCTAGATTTCTCTTGAGCATCAAACTTTTCTTGCATCTGAGTTACGGTATACTCTTGTTTTAGAGTAGCATATTCAGACATGTTATCACGCCATTCCTCATAATCATCTAAGTACCTAGCGCTATCACTAGTAGGGTCGCTATACGCTTCCTCTCTACTATAGCCTCTAGGTTTTTGGGGTCTTTCTGGTGGCTCAGGGAACTCTTCGACAGGTTCTGCTTCTGGTTGTGGAACTTGCATTGCTTGCATTTGAGACTGTAATTGCTCATTTTGACGCTGAATTTCTGATATTTGATTATCACGCTGAGCAGTTTGGCTTTGCCAGTACTCAAATCGTTTTTCATCATTTTTAGCAGAATACTCTTGTGCTTGTTCCTGTATTGGAGCAGGTTCAGGGGTTTTAGCTACTGCTGGAGCCTGTTCCTGTGTTTCTGTTGTTTCCTGAGTACCTAAAAAAGCATCCTCAATCGACATGCTATCATTAGAGCCTTCTGTTGGCCATGGTCCTTCAAATGCAGAAGTTGCATCATTTGGATTAGCACTTTCCATCGGGGTATCTATGTTGTCTGTCATTTCTTTTTACTCACTTTCGGCTTGCCCTGTTTGCCGCTTACGGGGGTAGAAGCCTCTGTTTTTATTGAACCAGCGATATCACGCTTGATTACGGCCATATTGTCGTCAAGTCGTTTTTCATAAACAGAACTTGCAGCTTTCGCTTTATTACTAACTTGGTCAAGTTCTGTTTTAAACTTCTCAACTTCAATTCTTTTTCTAAGGTTGACAGACTCTCTATCTCTAGATTGCAAGTCACCCTTTAATTTTTTAATCTCATCAACTGCTTGTTGCAACTGTGTTTGGAGTTGTCCGACTTGGTCGGTTCTTTCAACAACACCCTCCATATCAAATACTTCTGTCTTCTTGAGAACCTCAATTCTATCAACCAATCCTTTCTGATAAGCATCCATGTAAAACTCAAGCTCTGCATATCTGTTAGAAGGTAATGTACTACCTGATAGATAAATTACGTCATATTTTCCAACTGTAATATCATTAAATGTAGTAATTTCATTTGTTTTGTCGTCAATAAGTTTTTTGTTAATAACAAATTCACTTAATGAGTTATTAGGTTGTATTACTCTAAACACTTTTTCTTGCGTATACAACTGCTGCATTAAAGGTATGGCTACTTGAGCTACTTTAGTTAGACCAGCTTCAATATCAGCTAATTTTGATTTAATTTTTCTTTGTCCAAATTCATCAAGACTAATTGTAGCCTTGTAAGTTTGTGGAGCAGCTTGGGCATTACCCATCATCATTTCATATAATCCTAACTGATGGTCGATATCTTGCTTAGCTACTTGCTCACCGCTATAAAGTTCGTTTGGAAGCGGAGAGGGTTGAACAGGCATTGGTGCGCCATCTGTTGGGTCATAAGGAATTGCGACACCAGGCTGAGCCCATTTCTGCTCAAATTCTGCCATGTCTACACTACCTTCTGGGACAAGTATCTTAGTATTAGTACTTGTCGTTGCATGCGCTACTATTAACGAACGCATTTTATTAATATATTCTTGAAGCCCTTTTATCATCCTCACATCAGATTGAGGATAAGGAGTTCTTGTGTGAAGACTCATAAATGGTACAATTGGATAATCTTCTATTGGAAGTTCTCTGCTGTATAAATGCTTATCTCCCATTATAACGCACATATTAACTCGTTTAATTTGAGTTACAACTGTTTGTATTAGTTGTCGTTCAATAAGTTCTGCAAAACTTACCTCTTCAACATTAATAGGCTCAGGAGCAATAGGAACTTCTGCATTCCCATCTAATCCCATACCCGTCATACCAGATTCCATTTGAGTCTGATACTGTTGTCGTTGTTGTTCTAACTGAGATAAAATTATTTTTGCTTGTGCAGGGTCATCAATTATTTCGCCATTAATTATATATGCTTGTTGTTGAACGTAGCTAGCATATTCATCTTCATTTAATAATAATTCTTTTTTACTCCATATTTCATAAACTCTATATCTATCAACCATTATTTTATAATAACGCTCATAGCCTCGCAGATACTCAGTATTATCTGTTCTATCTACGTCTTCAGGAAAATGAGTAGACATATCATTAGCTCTACCTGTTTCTGGTCTATCATGGTCATAATCAGATGCATTGTTTGCTGCATTCTTAATAGCCTTTTCGTACATAGGATATAAGTTAGCAGCTTGCTCTCTAGTAAATAATCTAGATATAATAATATTTTCAGCATCATTAAAGAATCTATCTCTACTATTTGGGTCTACATATACATCAAGTGGGTCTACATCATGCATACACACTTCACCCTTACCCATATCTTTCATAGGGTCTTGATATACATGCAAGTATCCAAGTCCCATTACATAGTAATCATCTATCATTTGCCGTACTGCGGTTCGACCATCAGATATATCATACATATACGCAAGCATAGCACTCATTACTTGTGCTACTTTATTATCAGAATCTTCTCTAGGGGCTACTCTAAAAGATGGTCTGTTAGCAGACATCATAGATTTTGCTGCTTCAACAGCAGGATGCACTCTATTAACAACTACAGGCGCTTGACCTCTAGCGTTTAATATATCCTCTTGTTCTTGTGTCCATTGACGACCGAGCCTAAACTCTTTGTCTTCTTTGGCATGCTTTGCCCAGTTATCACGCTTAGAACCATATTTCTGGAATAGGTCTAATGTATCATCGACTAAAGGTTTGCCTGAAAGTTTCTTTTTTGCGGTATATGCCATCTTGCAATTTAACTCCTACATAGTCATCCAATCAAGGAATTTCTTTTTCTTCTTTTTATCATACTTTTTTTCGTCATATTCTTTAAGTCTGCACGGCTTTGCTCCATCTAATGCTGTCCACACAGCATCCATAACATCATCGTGTTTGCCTCTAGGATATGATAGAAATTCTTGTTGGGGTTTTATGTCTTCTGGTCTAAAATAAAATTGCTTTCTAGCAAACATTGGAACCATAGACAATAATCGTTCTGATTTTCTAGTTCTTGGTTTTACACCAGCCTCTAATCCTGGGATGTATAAACCTTTTTCTTTCATTATGTCTCTTACGCCTACACGCAACGCTTCCTGATAACCTGTTGTTTCTATCTTAACTCGTCTAGGTTTAAATTTTGTAAACGTGTCAATAATCATATCTGGTTGTTTAGAAGGAGTAACTCGTTCTCTTTTTATATCTATTACGTATTTATTATTTTCATTATCTATGCCAATAGTAGCAATAACAAAATAGTCTGCTCTTGATGACAATGAAGATGCTGGGTCAACACCAGAATACACTTCAATAGGTATTATCTTTTCTTCTTCGTCTATTGTCCTAACTAGACATCCCTGTCCATTACGTATCTCATAATCGTAGTGATGCATTTGTATCCACTCAGGTTTAAATGGTGCGTTATCTGGTGACTGAGCAATATTCATATATTCTTGGTAAAATCCATTTAAGTTACCAATACTAGCAAATTCGTCCTTTATCTGCATTATACGCTCATGCGGAAATCGTTCAGGCCATATACTCTTTTCATCGTCATCCCATATACTATACCATAGAACATTCCATGAAGCAGATTCTTTTATCCAATACAAAAAACAATCTTCTGATATAACCGTACCAATCATTACTAATTTACCATCATCTGATAACGATGGTATTACCGCTTCAGTCATCCACTTTTTATTTTTAGCTCTAGCTTCTGGTGTATACGCATTTAGCTCAGACTCAAAGTCGTCTACTATAATTAGGTTAGGTCTTGTATCCCCCTCAATAAATCCTCTAACTCTTTGCCCTGTACCCACAGCTATAATTCTAGTACCATTAGCAAGTATAACATCATTGTTAGTCCATCTCTTAGCAGTAGCAGGTCCCATTTCTCCAAACAATTCTCTAAATGTATCTGAATGAGATAAATGATATTTAATTCTAGATAAAAAGTTAATAGACTGAGTTTGTGATTCTGATATAATAACAATAAACAAATCCTCATCACTACGTTTAAACGCGGCTTTCCATAATGGGAATATAAGTGAGGTAGTTGTACTCTTAGCTGTACCACGAGGGGCCGCTATTGCGACCCTTCGCTGTTCGTTGTCGGATAAGGACTTGTAGATATTGAAGTGAAAAGGAGGTATCTCCTTTTTGAGGGCTGTTGGGAAGCAGTACCTTCCAAACAATGCCATATTAGTATATAACTTCTTTAACGCCTGCTGTTGAGCATAGCGTTCTTCGTAATCACTCATCTATAGGTTTAGTAGTAGTCCTCGATGCTTCTATGTGTGATTCTTCTTTTACTATATCATCAATCATAGAAACAGATTTAGACTCTATCTTATCTACTGTTTTCTCCATATATTTTTCTTTCATGCCATGCATGTCTTGCAGGTTTTCTACAGCACGCATTATGCTAGGAACATCTTTCTTGTCCTTAGCCATTCTAATTGCATCTTCTAATAAATCAAGAGTATACTTTTCGTTTAGACCATGCTCTTCTAATAAATTAGATAATTCTTCTCGTACCATCTTTTTAAAGACCTCCGATTTCATAGTGCGTCGCCATTTACGTCTTTGAGAGCTGGTTACTGAGCCTAGTGCCCATTCAATAGCTAAATCGTAATCTGGCTTTAACGCATACATTGTTGCCAGGTTTTTCATCTTTTGCTGACCTGCCTGGACTTCTATATAACTCTTACCTGTAAAAGTTACATTAGTTTTGCGACCAGCAACAATAAGTTTTTTAGAATCATACTTAGGATTATAAAAGGTATAACCCCAAGGAAAACGCATATAAATGCTAGAACGACCATTTTCTGCCACATAATCTTTCTTTTTGATGACCTTTGCAACATAATCGTCATCAGAGATTGCATATTCTCCTTCTTCTGCTTCTTTCCAGTGTTTAAATGTAATCCCATTATCTTCTGCTTCGTTCTTTCTATAGACCGTATAGACTACTTTGCCTCGGTCCTTATGGTTAATTGGTATATCGTACATTAAAAATCTGGAAGTTCAAAAGCTGATTGATATTTTGGATTTACTGTTTCAGTAACTATCTCATCTATTGTTAAATCATCTTCCAATCTTTTCCCAGGAGCGCTATAAGCATCCATAGACCTTTCAAACTCATCGGTCCTTCCTCCACCAATGTGATGATGTTGAGACCACCAACTAGGAATATCTTCCATTCCTTCAAAAGTTCTATCCTTTCCCATTGCAATATTGCCTAGAAATAACATTCGTTGTTGATTTCCTGTTAAAGCACCAGCATTAAATCCCTTACTTGGGTCGTCCATTCCTGGCTGAGAAAGCCAATCGGGTGTTTCCAAGCCCTGACTATCATAATAATTTGCTAGTCTATTTCTTGCAGTTAATCCTCCTGCTTGAACGTAAATAGGACTTCCGTCCGCATTTAATACAGGTTGACCATTGTTTTTCTTTATCATTCGTTGTTCAAATTGAAATAGACCTTGACCTACTCCTTGTTTGCCACCTTCCAACATTTGAACTGCATCAGATTGATATCTTTGATAGGGGCCTGTTTCGTGATAAGAAACACGATTCATTAAATCTTCTAATGCCTCAGGTGTAGTATTATACTGAGAAGCTACATTACCTAACATTTCTTCGTAAGTCATTATTTCCCCATAGATTTAGCACGCTCTTTACTGCAGTTGCAGTTCCATTTACGCAATGCCTTGTTTATTCTGCTGTTGGGGTCGTTAGCCGTCTTCGCCCCCGTTAGTCTACGCTTCATTCCACACATCCTAGCACAGAAAGAACTTCTTCTTTTAGCAGATTTACTGCCTTTCTTTAACTTACTTGGCTTCGTGGTAACAGCCATCTTTAGCTTAGAACCAGGGTTTGCGGCTCTATACGACGCAATACCCTTCTTGTTTAAGCCACCAGATTTACTTTTACCCGCTTTACGCTGCCATGCTGGTGTTTTTGCCATATTACCTACTTATTGTATTTTCTGATTTTCTTTATCTTACCATTGTGAGTTCTAGCAAACTTATGCGTCTTAGTTTCTCTAATAAGAGTACCAAAATAGCGCTTGCCACCCCACATCCAACTAACCTTAGCCACCGTAACCCATCTTCTTTTTAGTTACAGCGTCTCTGTTACCTGCTTTTTTGAGCATTTTTCTATCAGCACCAGCTCTATACATTGGACCTTGTGCTGCAGCTTTTTTTAGTCCACTTCTTGCTGCTCCACTAGCGCCTATTCCTTTACCAGCAGCGAATCCACCTACTCTTCCTGCTGCTTTACCTGCTTGTGCCGCTTTTTTTGCAGCAGCCATTCCCTTCTTTGTATATGCATACTTCTTTCCACCTACATCTGGCATAATAGCCTCCTTTTAATGATTGATAACTTAAATAATAAACAGATTCATTTCCAAGAACTAAATTGTAGCTACTACCAGTAGTACTACTAGTACTTACATACGTTTATCTGTTGATATTAGGTACTATATGTTACCAATCTCACTACTACTAGTACTACTATTAGTACTACTACGTAGTAAAATAAGAAAGTTAAGCAAAAATGCAAGAAAAAAATTTTATAAAAAAAATTAGAGGAGAATGCACGTAATACACAGAATACACCACTTAGGGGGACTAGGAAAATAGTTGAAAAAAATAATTGTAGAATGGATGCACGTGATATACCATCTATGCCACGGGGTTGATTTACGGGCTGTGGGGGTCAACTTACGTTGAAACTTGTATTTGTGTTGCCCCCAGCACTGCCATCACTCATAATCTCAACCAACTAGCTGTATACTACAAATACTTGCTGTTTGTTTAGGCATTTGTGCTTGTGGTTGTGTGTGGTTGAGAGTTATTCATTGCGTACAATCGTATTGTATTATACCTTTTTACTACACATACTAGTATAATACAACTTGTTGTGTCAACCCTCGCTTTACTTATATTAAGCCTAATATTCGCTGTTTTACACTACCTTTATTACTACTCTAATCACTACCATCGGTAGTGTAAAAGTATGCTAGCATACCACGAATATTAGTTTAATATAAGTATGCGCTCGTTATCCCTAGACATAGATTTTTTTCCTCTTCTAGTAGGTGATAATTTAATTTTAGATAAAGGAGAAACCCATGTTAAACTTACAAGAAACAGTTACCAAATTAAATTTTACTGATACTATGAACAATCTACTATCGAAGATAGTTTCACCAGATGCAGTATCAGTAATACCCTCTAAGAGCAAGAATGGAGTTGAGGGCATTAAGATTTACGGCATTCAATGCTTTAACAAAGCACAGCTGATGAAAGATGAAGACTTCTCAGCATTGAATGAGGCAATCAAAGCATCATCTAACCATAGTCTGCTTGTGCGTCACGATGATGCGTACGAGACTCCTATGGTCTGGATTGGCCCAGGTTCTACAAGTAGCCAATCCAAAGAAGATAAGCAGGCTCTGTTTGCTTAGTCTTCAAGGGAACATT